ATAGACACGTTGACAAATGCAGCCGAGCAATCGGGTTTATCCGTACCATTTGAATCATTCTTTTACGCCAACAGAAAGGTTGTGATTGATTGGATTCTGAACGGGGGCGAATCGCTTAAGAAAGTGTTTGAAGAGTCAACTGATAAATGGATGGATATGAGAGCAGATGAAGATAGCCCAACCCCAAGAGAGTACGCTTTAAGTATGTTGAATTAAAAATGAGTAATGTCAAATCAAAGCATGACAAGTATAGCCGAATACATTAATGAGATAGTTATCGCTGGTAGCGGTGTAGCAGCTTCTTTAGTTGCGTGGAAACAAGGGCAGAAAACGGCTAAGACAAGCCATTTAGATAACGTTGAAAAGGCTATCAAGATTTGGGAGGATACATCTACAAAGCTAAGTGATAAGTTAACTGTTGTCGAATCTGAAATGGTTACCTTCAAGCAGAACCACGAAGAATGCGAAAAGAGCAAAAAGGAACTGGAGGAAAAGGTTAAATGCTTAGACGGTCAAGTATGCGAGATGAAGGAGGCTTTACACAACGTGATAGGAACACCGAAAAACATACGAAAGTAAATTGGTGCGAAATTTACCCGCGTGAGTGTACTAATAACTGTTTAAGAACTGGAAAATGCGAGCTGAAATCTGCCGTCAATATTACAAGAAACAAACACACGGAACGCTAACAATCTTTGACGAAGATACGGGAGAGGAATTATTTAAGTGTAGAACGCTTGAATTACCCGACTTGAACAACCAAAGTCAAGTTAGCTGTATTCCTGAAGGTCATTACGATGTTGTGCCACGTACAAGCCATAAGTATAGCAACCACTTACACATAACTGAAGTGCCTAACCGTTCTCTTATTCTAATACATTGGGGCAATTACGCTGGGTCTGTTAACCCTAGAACGGGTCACTCAGATATTCGTGGGTGTGTGTTGGTCGGTGAGAAGTTTGTTGATTTAGATGGTGACGGATTAGCTGATATAACGAACTCAAAGAACACGTTTAATAAGCTAATGAAAATAGCACCTGATGGCTTTGTCTTGCACGTTACGCAATAACACAACCTGTACTAAAGAACACTTCGCGATTCTTTAGTAAGCCGTTGTACACAATGCTACGTTAGTGCATCAAACAAGCCTACTTGCTTGGTGTCGTTCTGTCTTTGTATCTCCATAGCCGTTTCAAGTATCGTTCTACCAGCTTCGTAATCAACCAAATTTCGAGCGATTTTATCTACTCTTTGATTTCCTTTGTACTTCCTAAAATCGTAATCGTGAAAGTCGCTCAAATCACCAACTTTTGAGTGTATGAAGTTGCTCGCCTTTCTTCCGTTTAAATCACTTGGCAAATTAAAGTTAGTCCAATATAAATGCCTATCTCTTTTCTTTGCAGGTATTAAAGGCTCGTAAAAAGGTATCACATTTTCAACACAGTATTTACCTTTAAAAAAGTGTTCTAATAATAATATTTCTTGATACAACTTCATATCAGGATAAGTTGCTTTAGATTTTCGCTCACCTTCACCTGTGTTTGTTTTTCTCATTCTGCTATGAGTTGGACAAGGCGGAGAAGTCCAAATAAAATCAAAGTCCTGGTAATTATCCAAAAGGTATTGGTGTGCATCAGCAACTATTACCGTATCATTAGGAAATCGCTCTTGGTATAATTTTGCTAATTCTGGGTCAAGTTCAACGGCTACTATTTCCAAGTTGTCCGCAACTTCATCCCACTTGTAACGGTTTCCGCCCAAGCAAGCATAAAGGTTTAATATTCTGTATTTTTTCATAATTCTGTTATTAATTTACCGCACAGTGTACAACAACGGCTATACTCCAGGCTTCCTATCGGTCGCCCGATAGCATAGCCAAACCGTTGTGTCACTTACTTTTCATCTTCTCCTCAATATCGGCTGTTAGCGTATCTTACCCTTAATTATCTTCAGATTCTCAACTTCAAATCCGCCATCTTCAAACACTTCAACGTATGCAAACCCATGATTCCATTTGTTGATAGGCATATACTGAGGGTGCATTTCACAAAGACATCCAGTTGACCATGTTGTAACAACTTTACCCTCCAGGTTATTCTCAGAATGCTCACTTGATTGATGATTATGTCCACATATAACAGACGCTTTTGCCCTCATGTAAAAACCTCTAGCTGGATTGACTGGAGAGAATACGGACCGTCCGAACTCGTGACCGTGTAAAATGTTCAACTTACCCGCCTTGATTATTCGTTTGTCTTGAATGAGTGTGCATCCAAGTTCTCCGAACTTCAGAAGAGTATCAAGCGTGAACTCTGAAGTGCCTAATAGTTCAGGTGCTTTGGTTCTAAGGTAAGCCTCGTATCGTTCCTCGTGATTACCTAGTTTAAAATAGAATGGAACACCGTCAAACTCTTTGCGAAAGACGTTCAGTAGTTGCCTTGATAGTTCCATTTCTTCCGAGAACCTACGCTTTCGCGGGTCTTTTTCGTAACGGCTAAGAGCGTAAAAATCAATCGTGTCTCCATTGAACACAATAGCGTTTACCTTTTTTTCTTTGCCGTATTGAATAGCCTTTGTTATTGCTTCGATGTTGTGGTAAGGAACGTGAATGTCGGACAAAAGCAAGATTCGATTACACGCCTTTGGAAGCACAAACGGCTCCCATTCGTCCTCATCCGAATCAGGTAGTCCGAACGGGTTTGATATTCCAAGGGCTTTAGCGTGTTGTGCTGGTTCAGATTTAAACTCTTTATCCGCTAAAGAATCTCTATTTGAATCTCCTAGTTGACCCCTGTAATACCTAACTACACCACGAACATCATCAGCGTTTTTAAACGCTTCCTTGTTGTCTTTGTAGATGAGTCTTGCAAGCGTAAGAGATGGTAGTTTACCCCACTCTTCGTGATTCAAATATTCCTGAACGATCTCGCCTTTGATTGTTTTTTTTCGTGCCATGATTTCTATTTAGCTATTTTGTGGTTCTAATACCTCCGAAAATTCTGCGTCAAGTTTAGCAATTTCAATCAAATCATTCTGCCAAAGTTTAACGGCTCTAAGCCTTTCTTCGTCCGTTGATTCCAATCCTAAGTTAGCTTGTCTTCTTGCATTACCTTTAAGAAGCCTATCAATTTCTTCTCTTACGCCTTGATTTGTATAATACGGTGAACTCATTTGCTTGGTTATTAGTTAGTTGTGTAGGACTTTTTTGTCGTATTCTTTAGCCAATGTTGTAGGTAATTAAATGCGCTTTACTGGAAACCTCAGCATTTCCATATCGTATGCCATTTCAATATACCCTGATTCTTTCAGTCTCTTTTCAAAGCAGGTAAATACGTGGTTGCTAAAACCAGACTTTGCAAAACCAATAGCCCTACTGTCTTTTGGTGATTTCCGTATCCGTCCGCAGTACGGGCATTTACCAGTCTCTCCATTTGGACGGACACTATAACTCTTTCCGTTAATTTCTTCTATTAGTCTCATTCTAATTAGATTAACTACCTACAACATCGGCTCATACAAAACAGCGGACAGGTCGGTGCTAAATTGAAAGTTCATCTCAGTGCTGCTTTGCATAGCCGTAGCCGTTACCTATTTATAAAATTAGCACCAACCCTAACACCTACGTAATGTTGACCATTATATCCGTAGTCTGCACCAAAGTAAGTCTTTTTAACCGTAGCTTGCAAACCTACGCTGAATAATGGCACGTAGCTACTCTGAAAATCTGATAGCAAACCTATCGAGCCGTGTGCGCCTAAACTCCACTTACTAGGTTTACTTTTAGCGTCTAAAGTAACTTTCAACTGTTCGCTGAAGTTCTGATAGTTCTGCCATTTAAGATTAACCGTTGCCGCGTCAAATTCGAGAGTAGTATCATACTTAGCTACTTCAGTTAGAAATGTCTCCACTATCTTAACCGTGTCGACCATTAACAACGTATCTAAACGACTAACTACTATTTCGCGGTTGATAGTATCATATTGCGTTACAACTTTAGTCTTAACGAATCTTACAGTATCCGTCTTCCATCGGTCAACGTACTGAATAGTTGGCGTTGGTTTCTCGATTACTTGTACTTCGGTAGGGTTTGAGATACCTCCGCAACCTTTCCATGCTACGATTAATCCTAGTATAAAAGCAAGGACAACGGGTAATATATTCTGTATTAGGTCTGTTTTCATAGGACTTTTTTGTCGTATTCTTTAGCCAATGTTATGAAACATGGTCTTTAACCCTCGTTGAATCCCATGTTTTGTGTGGTTTCATATCGTTCATTACATCAAAGTACGCTTCTCTCCTTGTCCAAGCAACGATGTTGTTTCGTCTGTCAACCTCATTTCCATCTTCATCAAACCCCTGAACATCGTAATAACCACGTTTCATAACACCACCTAAAGATGAATTGCCAGTTTGTGGGTTATCGAAAGTCTGTTCTGTTTTATTCATGTCGTTTTAATTTGAAAGGTAGTGAGTATTTAAGGCAACTCACTTTAGCCAAACCGTTGTAAGCAATTTATTTTGACCCACCGCACATCCGCTTTTGCAAAGCGGTTAGGACGGGTATCCACTTTTTAGGTAGTTCTTGAGTGCCGTTAACTGCTTTGCTCAAAGTAGTATCGGGTATGCCTAATTCTTTTTCAATCGCTCGGAAGGATAAACGGTCTTTGTTCGCTTTTAGCCAGTTAATTGTTTCCATTATTCTGTTTCTAAATGCGCTTTTTGTGCTGCGTTTATTATTTCTTTTAGTAGGTCTTGTGTATTTTTCAGTTTTATTGACAAGGTCACTACGTCAGCTTCTAACTTTAAACTCCTAAACAACTCCCTTGTTGCTACTTCATTCATACACTCAATGCAAATTGGGTCTGAATCATTCATAAAGCCATCTTCGTAATACTCCGTATCAGAATTATCAAGGTTTTCTCCACATTCTCTGCAATGTAAATCTTCCATTTTTTCAGTTTTTATCGTTTCTCCCATTGTAACTTAACCGTTCTGTCTTCTGTGTTAACCGTTCCGCTTTCGCTTCCGAATATTACCATTTGTGAGTTAAGTTCCCAAAGTTCAAGGTCGGACAAATCTGTTACGCTCAACCATTTAGTTTCTAATTCTGAAAACTCTGTTTCTCTTGTTTCCATCCAAACCAAAACCTTTCCGTTTAGGTTGCTTTCAAGTTGTTGTCTTTTTTGAGTTGTCATTTTGTTCTGTTTTTAGTGGGTTACCCCGTTAATGATGCACCAAATATAAAACTATTCTTTTGAATATTCACAACATTCAGACAAAAAAAAGTGAAAATATTTTTCGTTTGAACTTAATTCTGCCTTGAGTAAGCGTTCATAATAGCCTCTTGATTCATCTCAATATCCTTGTACATTTCTTCCGCGTTGACAGCAGCATCGAATATTACGTCTTGCGTGTCCATCAATGACCGGACCGCGTAAATAAGATAAAGTAACAACCCCACAACCAGCAGAATGAAAAACAGAATAGCGGTCAAAAGAAAGACTATCATCGAATCTTACCGTTGATGATGCGGAGGTTGTCCACCTCGAAGTCTCCACCCTCTGAAATTTGCACGAACGCGAAGCCGTGATTCCATTTATTGATAGGCATGTACATCGGATTCATTTCGCAAAGGCAACCAGTTGACCATGTCGTTACTATCTTGCCCTCTAAGTTGTTTTCTGTATGCTCACTTGTTTGGTGGTTGTGTCCGCAGATAACGGACGCTTTGGCTCTCATGTAATAGCCTCTGGCAGGATTAACAGGACTGAATACCGACCGCCCGAACTCATGACCGTGTAAGATGTTCAGCTTACCAGCTTTTATTATCCGCTTGTCTTGAATTAAGGTAACCCCGAACTCCCCGAACTTTAGCAATGTGTCAAGTGTAAACTCCGAAGTGCCAAGCAACTCAGGTGCTTTGGTTCTAAGGTAAGCCTCGTAACGCTCCTCGTGATTGCCCAGCTTGAAGTAAATTGGACAGTCAAGCTCACGTTTCAAAATACCAAGCAGTTGACGACAGGATTCAAGTTCAGCAGCGAAGCCCCTTTTTCGTGGGTCTTTTTCGTAACGTGAAAGAGCGTAACAGTCCAATGTGTCGCCATTCAAAACCACAGCGTTGAC